ATCCCCGTCTAAAATAATTGTTTCGGAAGTAGTATTTCCATTCAAAGCTATTTGGTGAAGATTACTCGCGATGTTAGATAAAAGACCACCATCACCTATGAATGAATCTGCTGTGACGTCACCGTACACGTGTACATTAATTGAATTCGATGTATCTGGTATCAATTCGGAATCATCGGGTGAACTCAATGTATGACTTATAATGAACTCGTTACTCGCACCCCTGTAACCAAACGCTACGTTCGAATCACCTTGATATACTAAAACAATGAGACCCGTATCCAGCGACGAACTCGTATTGTTTGCACCCAAAGCCAATATGGGATCTTCTACGAGCAAATTCTGTGTGGAGAGATACGTCGTGTTTCCGCGAACTTCCAGGTTTCCATAAATGAGTGTGTCCTTGGAAACCGTGAGACCACCGGTAAACGTAGCATCATCCCCATAGAAATCGACACCTATGATGTCGTCGTCCGCGAGGATATCACCCGCGACGTGAAGCATTCGTTGAGGCGTGGGTGTATTTACACCAACGTTACCACTCGTCACCATCGAAAGTGTGTTAGACATGGTGATGGTTCTATCGGTTGAGTCCCCATATTCCGTGACGTGTTGAAGTGAGATGTTCGATATACCACCACCATCACCGGTGATGATTCCAGTAAACACCGGGCTTTCTATGTTTGATTTGAGTGCGATTTCGTTTAGTAATGTGACGGTATTTGCAGCCATTTCACTTCTCAAAATATTCGCGTTCGATTGTAAATCGCCGCGGAGTGTAACCGTGTTCGCAGCCATTTCCCCCCGTAATGTGACCGTGTTCGCGGCCATTTCCCCTCGCAATGTGATTGTATTTGCAGCCATCTCACCTCTGAGTGTGTTTTTCACCTCGGTAACGTTCGATTGCAAATCGGATCTCAATGACAGTGTGTTTGCAGCCATCTCACCACGAATGATCGTGAGGTTTGATTGTAAATCACCTCGAAGAGTCACGGTATTCGCGCTCATCTCATCTCTTAAGATGTTTGCATTCGATTGCAAATCGGATCTCAATGACAGTGTGTTTGCAGTCATCTCGCCACGAATGATCGAGAGGTTTGATTGTAAGTCACCTCGAAGAGTCACGGTATTTGCACTCATCTCGTCTCTCAAAATACTCACATTTGACTGTAAATCATCTCGGAGAGTCAATGTGTTTGATGCCATTTCACCTCGAATCGTTATCGTGTTAGCCGACATCTCATCTCTCAAAATGGTTGCATTTGACTGTAAATCATCACGAAGGCTTAATGTATTCGCAGCCATCTCATTTCGTATGACCGTCAAGTTTGCCGTGAGGTCGGTGTCTTGAACGACATTTGTTAGAAGAGAGCCATCGCCAACGAAGCTATTCGCGGTCACGTCACCGTACACCCGCATCTGTATCAAATTTGATGTGTCCGGTGTGATGTATGTATCCGATGCCGAATTCTGTGTGTAACCTATTATGTACTCATTACTACTTTCTATATACGAGGCCGTGACATTTGAACCCGGTCTCGTCATCACGAGACCCAAATCAAAAATAAAATCACCATCTGTGTTATTTTCACCGAGTTCTATAATCGCATCTTTCACGCGCAAATTTTCAGATGAAATTGCAGTTGTCTGCCCAATTACGGTGAGATTACCTTCTATATAAACATCCCCACCAACAGAGAGTTCATGGTTAGGATTTACATTTGATATACCGACATTCGATGTGGTGACAAACGCAGTCGTATTATTTGTAAATTGTAACGTTTCAGACGTGACGTTACCCGTTTGAGTTACGCCCTGCAAGTCTATGGTTTTTCCGCTATCTACGATCTCTTTAGTCGTGATATCATAACATAACGTATTTGATGCAATTGATTCATTTGTACGAATCGGTGATACGTACAAACCTCCCTGTGGTGCTTGAATCACATCGGATGATGCGTTAATTATTATGGTGTTTACAGCTTGTTCGTCGGGAACGTGCTTACCTATCCTGATCCTCTCGGACCTATCTATAGTATTAAGGTTCTTCACCATTTATATTAGAGCTTATTTTATTTTAACACATAGCTGTCCATCCAGTTTTCTTGTGTATGAAGAGTGTATCGTCCTCTATATTATATATAAGTAAGCCTATTTCAGGATTCTTTATTTTTTTCATTTGTAAATGAGTCATTCGAGGTAATAGAACACCACTCGTGGTAGATTCTAATGTCAATAGAGCTGATGGGTGACTTTTATGTGTACCTATGGCCAGTTTACCATTTCCATCTAAAGTCATATTTACATTCATATTTCCGTCGAGACCCTTTGTTCTAAATGCAATTCCACCGGTGTTACCCGCCGTGGTACCATTATTTGCTTTTGTGTATCCGTTTATTTCCGCGAGAGAATCTATGGCCAGTGATTTTATTTCACCAAGTCTTGAAGTTAACACGGGTTTACCCATCGTAAATATTCTGGATGCGGTTAGATTTTCATTGGTTATGATTGGAATGTCCGTGGTGTTGCAGCATGATAATACGTGAGATAGTGATATATTCGATATTAATGAACCATCGCCCGCGAGAGGTGCATTTTCTAGCGATGAAACGCGATCACGTATAATCGGTAGATCGCTCATTTCGACGTGTACATTTTCTATAGACACCTCACATGCATCGACCCGGTCTTCTATTGGGGAAATCTGATCTAATTTCTCGTATACGTATTCGAATTTACCGAGCGTTTCTTTTATTGGGTCAAGTTCACTTAAACGCGTTATTTTAGATTCAATTAAACCCAATCTCGATTTATTAGATTCCACAACGGGTACAATCTTTTTAGTTTCATGTATTATAGGTATTTGATCATTTATTTTATTAACATCAACCCTTAATGTGTGTATCTCGGGTAATATGGATGTGTCGTTTTCTAATGATGATATCCTTTTTTCGCAAGTATATATTCTTGGAACTTGAGATTGAATATTTTTTAAGATTGGTTCGGTGTGTGTTAGTCTCTCATCGAGTGAAGTAGTTGCAATTTCGAGTGGCTCAATTCTCAATAATCCATTTTCCAACCTAGTTCTCGTGTCTACGACATCTTTTTCTATCTTGGATTTCGATGTCTCGAGTGGTTCAAATCTCGCCGTTTGATTTTCGAGTTCCAACACGCGTGCATTTGTTTGCGATAGATCGACATTCGTGCATACACCACTTAAAGTCGTACCGTCACCGTAAAATGATTTGGCTACCACGTTTCCATCAGAATTTATATTACCTTTTGTGTGAATTCTATTGTTAATGTATACCGATCGCCCCACGTGTATATCTTTACTCGCGTTAATCTCGGTAAAATTTGGAGAATACCCATTAAAATTACTTATTTGATCCACAGTAATGTTTGATAAAAGCCCGCCATCTCCTTTTAATTCACGGCAAACATGTAAATTCTCTACCACTTCACCTATTTCTACGTTCAAATCATATTGTACATTCGAAAGTAGACCACCATCACCAACAAATTGCGAAGCCTCGATCGTTCCACTAAATACCGTATTTTCATTTACTCTCAATGTGTTAGTAGATTTGTCGTTGATGATTTTTATTCCGTGAATATCCAAACCAACATTTTCATTTTTAGAACATCCCCCGCCTATTGTTAGAATAGGTGTATACACATGTTCTTCATTAACAACTTTCATATTCACCACTTCAAGATTTTTAACTTGTAAATCTGCGAGTTTTAGTTGCATTCCACCTATGTCTACAACTTCTTTCGTGATCGAATCATACGCAAGTAAGTTCGACGCGTTTGCATTACGTAATGGACTTATGTATAATCCGCTGTGTTTTATATCACGAATTTTGTCGTCGCTTGCATTAAACACAATGGAGTTTTTAGGCTGTTCGCAATCTGTATATCTTCCGAGTCTTACCATATCGGTAGGCTGGTTTATACCCGAATTCTTCACCATTTAATATACAATTGTATTTTAATTCGCGTATACTAAACCGGCCATACCGTTTTCAACTCTCAAAATGTTATAATTGACTGCGTATATAGTATCAGTTATGTTCTGACTTTCACTTATAATTTTGGCGGAATCAAGTCTGCTGAAATTAAGTGTACCCGTGGGCTGTAAAGAACTTGTCAATAAACAGAAACAATACAAAAAGAAATCGGGGGAAGTCACATAATTTGTATGGTAATATGCCATCACATCTATATAGTGGGTTCTAGCCCATTTATGATTACCAATATCCAACCCGTTTATATTGAGTTTTACTTTATTTGATGCAGACGTTAGTGCTCCATTCGAAGTCGTGTCTGCGCATGCGATGTATTTTACTGGGTGGTTGAATGTGAGATCCTGTATGAGTTCACCGGATGGTATATTTTTTTGAACCTGTGTGATGAGCATTTCTTGATTTCTCGACACGATATTTCCTCTTTCTTCGTTATCTAGGTAATAATAATTGGCGTACACTTCGTAATTGTAGTTTCCAGTATTTACACCCCAGTGAAATCTTAATTCTACTTCGTGATAATTTAATGCGATGAGTGGTAGAGCTGACTGAGGACCTTCACAGAAAAAGAAACGTAACGGATAAAAGTACGATTTAGAGTTTATACCTGGGTGTGCACCATTTGAACTTTTAGATACATTTTGAGCAAATGTATCCACCGCAATTTTTTCACTAAATATTGAATCATGCGAATCTATTAGATGACCTCCGATGTAAAGCTCAACTTTGTCTATAATTTGAGTCCAATCCGATGGGTCTACTGCTTTAGTATTATCATCTGCTGCGATGTATACATACCCAAGTAAATCCCCTGTTTTTTCAAATTTCACAGATGTCATGGACCCGTTCGCGATGTTTCCGCGCATTAGTTGTTTTTCAACTGATTGTGAAAAATTTGAATGTCGTTTAAATGTCGATGAGAAGAATGATATCTCTGGCTCACCCATAATGTGTTGATCTTGAGCGCCAATTGCGATTAATTGCACGACTCCCGTCGACATTTATAATATAACGAAAGGTAAAAAATATATGTGTCTAGCGCCCTGATTCGGCGAATGGTAGATTTTTGTTTTTACAAACAAATTTGAAAATTAAAAAGTTGTCCGCGCCATTCGTGATGGTATTTCCGTTCTCGTTTCTCAACGTGCACGTGAGTCGGTCAATTTTTCTAATCGGGGTCATGTACTGCGTATCGACGTCGTAATCATCTCTAAAAATAATTGGGTTCGTTCCAGCCTGAATGATGGTACCGAAACCACGGTTAAGCTGCGTCATCGACGATTGACCACCGTACGTGTTGGATGTTCTTTGCGAATAATTCGTATTCAATTCATCGACTGAAATGTGGCACACATTCGAATTCGCGGCATCAATTCTCGCTGCGGTGAGTCGAGCTTGAACTATGTTTTCGATTGGTTGCGTCAGATGAACTGTGAATGTATTTTTGCTATCTTGACCGATCGTATCGATGCTGATAGTGTGATATTCATAATCAAAATCTGGTAAGGCTGGACGCGTCGCGTTCACCGTGTTCATTAATTATACCTTAGATTAAAGATCCACCTATTCCACCGATGATTTTCGCATCGGCGCGCTTCTTGATAAATTCTTGGTCGCCACATATCCCACCTGGAGTCAAAGACTTCGTGTAGTAAGCGGACTGCGCAGAACCTGGGACACATTCAATTTTGTGTTCCAAGTCAAAAAGCGATCCTTCCTCGGATACATCGGTCTCGACATTGATTGGTCTGGGCTGGTAATAGCTTTTATTGTTTCTTGGTCTCAAAGACATCAAGACGGACAACGTGCAAAATACGACAGCGATGGCTGTGAGTGTATTGCGATTGGTGGCGTTGAAGTTCATTATTATGTAATCAATATTTTTTATATTATAAAGTGCGTTAAAGAATTTGGAATAGTTTCAAAGTACAGAGTAATGGACGGAGAAATCGTGCTCAATCGGAGTCATGGGAACATCATGAAGCTTGACGATAACGAACAAGCAATCATGGATGAGATCGAGATCGAAGTTCCTCGTCCACGCTCTGCGCGAAGTATTCCGAGACCTACTGTCTATAAACCAGCTCCCCGCCAACCGATGCAGGCTGATATTCAGGAAGATATAGATGCTTTTGCGAATCCAACGAAACAAGCCGCGCCACCACCATATCAGGATGAACCCATTGAATATGATGAATACGATCAAGACGATGAAGAGCAGCCATATATGCAAGGTGATTACTCCATGCAACCCGAAGAGGAACGACCATCGCCTGGGTATAAGTCTATAGACGAAGAGAAGGCGGATTTGGTGAATAAATTGGGTCGCCTCGAAAAGAAGGGTTTCACCGTGAACAAGCGTTTGAATGTATATTCGAATATCGATGATCTCAGAACTGAAGTTAAGCGAATCACATACAGCATAGACGTAGATAAATCCATCAAATTTAGCCGGAGAATGTTGATCGCGTGTGTCACGGGTCTCGAGTTTATTAACAAAAAGTATAATCCATTTGAAATTCAATTGGAAGGTTGGTCCGAGAATGTCATGGAGAATGTGGACGATTACGATGAAGTGTTCGAAGAACTGTATGTGAAATACCGAACAAAGATGCACGTAGCACCAGAAGTCAAGCTCATCATGATGCTCGGTGGTTCTGCGATGATGTTCCACTTGACGAACAGTATGTTCAAATCAGTGATGCCTAACATGAATGATATTCTCAAGCAAAACCCAGCGTTGGTTCAGAACATGGTTGACGCTGTAAAGAATACGACACCCAGGAGCGCCGAGCCATCTACGTCCGGCGACCGATACGAAATGAAGGGTCCCGGTGTGGATATTTCCAGTTTGATGGGTAACATCATGATGCCTCCAGCGCCACCCATGTCTACGACTGCACCAGAACCAATTCCAAACGTCGATCAAGATGACGACGATGATGACGCCATCTCCGATATAGTCGAGGCTTCAGAGGGCGTCGACGAAGATGAGAGTGATGTGAAGGAAGTGAAAGTCTCCGCGGGTGCGAAGGGTAAACGGGGGCGAAAGAAGAAGTCAGTTGAAATAAATTTGTAAACCTAGAGTATAAATGATAGGGTACTGTCCCATCGATGAAGAACCGCCAGTGCGTGTTCCTCAGATGCGTGCTCCGTCTCAGAGACCACCCCGCGGGTCTCGAGTGGAAGACACAGAGACAAACTATGTTGTCCTATTCTTTATTGCCGGCGTTCTAGCACTCGCGGCCATGGATTCTATTAAAAAGTAAATGCATTTCATTTTACCAGCCTCATTCTATGAGCATGGTAAAAAGAAAAATTTAAGCGTTTTCGAGATCTTCGACCATTTCTCGTAGTTCGTTTATAGCCGCGACCGTGTATGCGATGAGACCCACGTAATCGAGTTTTGCGTGTTCTTCACCCCAATCTTCATAATTGGGTTCATTCCTTGTTTCATTTGGATTTGCATCCTTTCCGAGTTGTACGAGGTGTCTCAATTCAGGGGCATCGTAATAGATGTCTTGTGCTATGAAACCGGATTCTTCTAGACCGTCTTTGTCGTACATGACCGGTTTAAGTTTAGAAAGCGTGTCTAGGGAATTCACGATGATCTCTGTGTTTGATTTAATGCGTGCGTCAGATGTTGAAGATGGGCAGACGTTTGTGAGTCCTGAACCATCCCCATAGTAAAATTCAGCATATACGTTTCCACTTATAACCAAATTAGAACCTCCATTTACTCTATCTTCTGCATAATAGCTCGTACCCATAGATATCGTGTGTTGTGGATTTGTATTATGAAACCCAAGTCGACCGGTTGTACCAGACGTATAGGATTCTGTGATAAAATTTACAGAAACATTTGCAACAGATGCACTCACCCACGTAGGTAAACCAGATGTTTGATCTATCACTAAAACATCACCCGCATTCCCCTTTGGTAATCGCGCCAGTGTGTTTGTGCCAGATGCATACAATATGTCGCCGGTAGTAAACCCGGTAATACCAGTCGTTGAGGTGACCATAATGTCTCCTTCTATGTTCGTTATACGTGAATCGAGTGAAGACACAGATGGAACCGCACTCCACTCCGGTACACCCGAAGCGTTTACTGTGAGTACACGTCCCTGTGTAGTACTTATGGCAAGCTTTGATAAGGTGCCAGTAGAAGATGCATAGAGTATGTCACCTTTTGTAAAATTCGTAGTGATTCCATTCGTGTTCGTGATGATCACTTTTTGATTGAGTGTGTTTATGCGTGATGAATTATCATTTAGTTCAGATTGTGTTGCGACTGATGTGAGCTCCGAACCATCACCAAAGAATTCGAGTGCCGTGACATTTCCATTGACGACGACATTTCCACTCGTTTGAAGTGATGTCACGGGGTTTGAGAATATTATCTTATCGTTTGTCGTAAAATCCTGTGTGGTAACCTCTTGGAGTGTGGGTACGGGTAAATTTTGTAATTGGGACCCGTCACCTATCAAGTACCCGGAAGCTTCAACGTCACCAGTGAAATACGCACCCTGTGTCGCGACATTATCATTTAATAGAACTGCATCTAATGTGGGTGTTGGTAAATTTTGTATGAATGTTCCGTCGCCTATGAGATACCCCGATGCTTCTAGATCTCCGGTGAAATATGCACCCCGTGATGCAACATTATCGTTCGCGACCACCGTTTGTAACGTGATATTAGGTGCGGCTGGTAAATTTTGTAATTGAGAACCATCGCCTATTAAAAATCCGGTTGCTTCGACATCACCATCGAAATATGCACCTCGACTCGCGGTGTTATCATTTGTCACGGTAGTTTCGAGTGTTATGGATGTTTGTGGTGGTATATTTGTGAGCTGAGAACCATCACCTATAAAAAACCCTTGTGTTTCGACGTCTCCTTCGAATTCGACACTTTGTGTCGATGTGTTACCTCTTTCAGTCACGGTTTGAAGCGTCTCCGGTATTTTTGGTATGGCGTCGTAAAATTTTCTATACGACCGACCCTTTGATGAACAAGACATTCTAAAATTACATTTTATTATTTTTGAGTCTTTCTATACGCTCCCTGAGTTCTTGTATAGATTTTACAACGTATGCTATGAAATGAAGATACCTTAAACACGCATAGCGTTTACCCCAATCTGAATAATCTACGTCGGGTGCGTCGTCATTTGGATTCGCATCTCTATCCGGCCACACAATGTGTCGCATTTCTCTAACATCGTAATACATCTCTTGTGCTATGAACCCAGATTCGCGTTTTCCTTCTTTTTCATACAGTTTTGGTACTAATTTAGATAGTGTGTTGAGGGTTGTAGACATTGCTTGTATCTTGGATTTACGACGTTTATCGCTAAACACGAGTAATTGTCCACCTTTTCCTAATTGATCAAAATTTAAATCGGTTCTACCAATATTGTTTGCATCTGGTATAGTAGGTGTTTGTTGAGATATCAGTTTACTTCCATCGCCGTATATATAATTTGCATACATCCCCCCAGTAACTGTGAGTAAATATAGTTTGAATTTTATATTCGCTGGGTGCTTCGTGCTTCCACTATCGGGATTGGGTGTATCTTGGTATCTGATTCCATCTTCAGAATAGAATAATGTATCTCCAAATTTAATCGATGGTTGTGTAGACCGGACATTTATTCTATTATTGTATGTGGTAGGACTAGTTAGTATATCTGTAATAATATGTATACTGTTTGGTGAAGTAAACGTTTCCATAAATGGATATATAGTGTATGAAAGACCTGGAAATGGAGTCACTGTAGCTGTATAATTTAAATCATTTGTGGGATGTAACCACATAACATTTTCACCCCATTCATCCATTCTCAAAACGCGACCCCATCCGGTACCGTAAGCACCGTATGCGAGATTCGTGTTATCTGCCGTCGTTTCTCTCGCGAGTCTTCTTATGTCATTCGTTCCGTATCCGTACAGTATGTCGCCGGTCGTGAGTGAAGATAGGTTTACCGTGTTGGAAAATATAAATTCATTCTCGAGGTCGGTAGTTCTCGACCCTATATTAAATATGTTTGTAATCGTTTCCCATTTTGGAAGTGATGTGGTCGTATCTGCTAATAGAAGTTGACCATTTGAACCTATGGACAACTTACCTAACACACCGTTATTTGTAGATGTGAGTAAATCACCCTTTGTGACACCCGTGAGTCCACTCGTGTTCGTGATTATTTTCTTATTTTCGACACTTGATATACTCGAACTGAGCACTGATAATTCATATGTGTTGGCTACGCCACCCAAAAACTCACCACTTCCAACGAGTTTAGAACACGTGACATTCCCCGTAACCACTACATTCCCAGACGTTTCAAGCGAGGTCACACCGTTTGTGAATGTTATGAATTTATTTGTCGATGAACCCGATGTAGTGACCTCTTGAAGTGTATTTATAGGTAAATTGGTCACTAAAGAGCCGTCACCTATTAAAAAGCCTGATGCGCTCACATCACCACCAAACACAGCGCCTATACTCGATACATTATTAGTGGTAACTATGTCATCTAAATCGAGTGTTTGGTCGATGGCGTTTGTTATATAAGTTCCATCACCTATTAAATAACCGGATGCTTGTAAGTCCCCATTAAAATATGCACCACGCACTGTCACTGTATTTCCATTCACAACAACATCGTCGAGTGTTAGCCCAACCGGACCTGACACGTAAGGTAAATTCGTAATGTATGTCGCATCACCTAAAAAATATCCAGTTGCTTCCAAATCGCCATTAAAATATACACCGCGATTGGTAGTATTACCATTTGTCACGACGTCATCGAGTGTCATGAATGTGAAGTATTGAAAGTTTGTTATTTTCGATGCATCGCCTATGAAATAGCCGTCTATATCGATGGAACCATCTATGTTCACACCCTTCGTTGTAGTATTATCAGCGAGTGTGACGTCTTCTAATCTGAGATGTGGTATATCACGTATTCGCTCATAATATTTCCGCTGTGATCTTTTGTTTGAATCGCATGGCATTCTATAATTAGATTACAAATTTATCAAACATTCACCCCGCGTAAATGCATCGGGTTCTTCCTCTTTCACCTTGGGTATATTGAATCCACCTTGTTTGTATACTCGAAGACGTTTGTTATACATGGCGTGACACACCGACCATTGGTCAAAAATATCGTATATGTTTGGGTTGTTCTTCTTTCCTTTTGTCTCTCGCATCACGCGCCCTATGGATTGAACTATGTCCGATTTCGGCGTCGAGAGAATAACCGTATCCAAAGAGGGTATATCCAAGCCCTCATGTGCTTGACTAAATGTTGCAAATATTATCTTTTTCGTACTCGATTCCGCGAGATCGACTTCTTTCATACCCCCCATGTAAAGCCCTGAATTCTTTGGAAAACACTGATGCAACAACATGCAGTGTTGTCGACGATCACTCAATACGAGGATTTGTCTCGTACTCTTCGCGATGCGACCGATGAGATTGACGAGCATCGCGTTTCGTTCACGCATCTCCGTGAGTTCCGTGATCATGGTCGAGAGTGATAATTTCCCAAATCGAGTACACGGCGGTGGGTCTCTAAAACGCGGACACTCAAACTCGATTGGAAACACCTCGACCTGCTGTTGATTTTCTCGTTCTACGGCAAAAAATGTAGGACCCATAAACCAGTGAAGCACTTTCGTGAGTCCATCTTTCCTGTTTGGTGTCGCAGACAACCCGAATATGTGTTTGGGGCACATCTTAAATAAGGATTGACTAAACACCTTGGCACATATGTGATGCGCCTCGTCTACTATCAGTGTACCGACGCTATCAAAATCACCGAATGAGTATTCTTTCAGTGAGAGTGATTGTAACATGGCTATCACGAAATCACAGTCAACTTCCTTTTTGTTTTGCTGAACCCTACCTATGGTCGCACCCGGACAAAACTGTTTGATTCGTTCTTCCCATTGATTCGCGAGGAATTCCTTGTGTACGACAATCATGGTTCTGTATCCAAGTTTACACGCGATGGCTAACGAAACGGTGGTCTTACCAAACCCACACGGAAGGCTGAGGACTCCATGACCCGCATCAAGAGCCGCAGCAAGTGCGGCGTTCTGATGTGTTGCGTCTCGGAGCGTTCCATTGAAGCGTACACCGATTCGAACGGGTTCCGGTCTTTTGTCGTCGTGAGGTTCTCCCATTTTAGCAACTCCATAGTATCTTGGAACGCAGATTCCGTTCTTAGTTGGTCTAAATACCTTAAAAGGCGGTGGTGGAAATCCGAAGTCATCGTTAACCACAGCTCTTACCGTGAGCTCTTTTTTTATTTCGGGAGATGGATTATTAATGATGTATCCACTCCTTGTGAGCATTCTACTGTATTAAAGACTATAAACTTTAATAGAGTACATACAGCATGCCAAAGCTTAACGTTGAAGAGAATATCAAGAAGCTCCAAGAGGCGGTCGAAACCACGTACCAAGAACTTCACCGACTCCAAGGAAGTCTTCGGGTTTTCTTGGGATTCAGAGAGAATGGTCTCGAAGAGATTGAGATTCCGGAGAAGAAGGGGGAGGAGGAGGAGGAGTCCGAATCGTCTTAATCACCCACGCGTATCCACTGTGATTGGCGACGTTCCACGCGCCACTAAAATTTGCTACTATTTTGACTTTGTCACCCTTAGCTAGAGATTGTACGGGTGTGTCACCTTCGATGGTGCACATCACACGTCTGTATCTGAATGGTATCTTTATAGTCAATACGTTACCCTCGAGTGGATCATCTATATTCTGTTTGTTCACGATGAATCTCGATTTACTTTCGTGAAGACCCTGTATGTGGTCGCGCGTCATAGTGTCTACCACGACACGCATGTACTTTTTATCGTTATATTCATACATGGGTTCGTACACTTCACAATCCATGGGAATCATGATTTCCTAGTATATATGATTATTAGAATTAAAGCTATAAGCACGAATAACACGAGTGTGATTCGAATGGGTTGATGTGGTTTTCTTGTGCCAAACTCTTGATGACAGAATGACCGACCAACCTCTATCGCCGCTTCGATGCTCGAGTATGGCGTATTTCTCGGCGACATCATACCACACATGGCCACGTTAGGATTTTCACCGAAGAATGGCAATTGTCCGTGTAGACTCAAAACACCCGATGATTGTTCGAATCGCCACGAACCATCCTTCCATTCCGCACCCCACCCTATTCTCGCGCGCGTGGGTTCGGGGAGATTGAGTTCTCGTATGACTTCCGCTTTGAGTGCATCCGGTTCCATGGCTAATACTTCGTCGGTCAGATCACATATGACACACGAAACAGTGTTTCCGTCCGCGAGTACTACCGGTTGAAGTCGAAGTCTCGTGTTCATGCCTATGTGTAAATCCGACTCGAGTTTCACGGGTTCGTCGTAATCGAGTAAGACGTTTATGCAGCCGTACGTGCTCGGCCCTATTTTCTTAGCCGCGTCTTCACCCCAATTATCACCGATGAGTTCGAGCGCTTTACTGTTGTCGACGCATAACACGAGGAGACCATCGTCTATCGAGACGCCATCCTTAAACGTGGCCGTGTAGCCATCTTTTCTGTAATCTACACTCTCTAGGTGTGTGTTAAACATGAATGTGGCACCCTTTTCGAGGAGAGCATTTTGCATCGCATCGTTCATGTGTTTACCGGACACGCGCTGCGTGCACTGCTTCGAAAGTCCCACGTGATCGAAACTATTCACGAACTCGTACGCGGACATGGTTTCCCATCCGACACCGTCCATCACGTATGTGATCGTCCGTATAAGATTTTCACCCGATTCCGACAGGGGGCCGAGTGCGTCTTTGAGCGATATGGATTTGTATTTGGTCTGTTTCGCTAACACGCGCGCGGCGAGAGACGTGAGCGCCGCGTAGTCGCGAATGTGTAAATTTTTGAATAGGGTCCGATATACGTCCGTGTCCACAGGTTCAAACACGTCATCCCATTTCATATCCATCTCTCTGAATAGACTATCCGTGTTCACGAACGCGTTATCGAATACGATTCTGTGTGCGTGTATGTCTCGCGTATCAGCGGACGGTTCCCACCACGAACCACCCACCGACGGTTTCCTGTCGTACACGATGACCTCGTGATCCGTCGACCTGAGTATTTCCCATGCGATAGACATGCCCGTGGGTCCGGCGCCGATCACGTGCACTCGCATTTATAATAGAGTACCAAAAAAATATACATATATTATAATGCAAGCTGAAAAGGAACTCAAAAAATTACAAAAAGTAAGGGACAAACGAAAAAAGAAAGTAGAAAAAAGTTATAAAAAATACTCTAAAAAATACGTTGTAAATAGTGCACGCACCCCCGCTTACGAAAAAAAGTATAATAATAATTATAATAAATTGAGAGATATAAACAAAAAACTTAATAATATTGCATCTAAAACGTTAATGAAAGAAAAGGGGTTGCTAGGAAAAAATAAAGCGATGGCACTTCTTAACGAGATAGAGAGAAAAGGCAAAAATATACCTAACATACCACAAAATATAAAGAATATCATATCAAATCAACTAAAGACTCGATCAAGGATAAACGTGACTCGAGAGTTGGTGTCAAATTTTAAGAAATACCCATTTCATATTCAAAAGAAGATCGTGTCTTTGTTAAAAAACACAAATATCCCGGTAAAAAATATCATGAATTATGAAACACTCGAATATATAATGAATAGAATCGATTCTAACACAAACCGTATGATGTATAAACCGGTTAAGCATTCAGTAAAAATGAAAATTCGTAAAGATGATTATAAAAACTATTATAATTCTGGTAAAACTTATATTGAATTCGCACGTTTAACATATCAACTAAATAATGCATTCAACTAAGCTGGAAGATACAACACATCGCGCGTGAGTTGATAGAAAATCATGAGACACACCGTCAACACGGTTTGGAAATCGAGGTACGGCATGGATGCGAATAGGAGAAATACGTTTAGTATGATGTGCATGGGAAACGGTTTCTCGGGTCCGTATTTCGTGTAGAAGCCGTACGTCGCACCCGCCGAAAGTATGATGGCATTCACGGCGGTGGCGTACGATGGACTATATAGGAACCACGCGGTATACAGAAGTGAAACGTAAGATATGAATATAGATCTCCTGAAAAGCTCCCTCACGCTGTCGACTATTAACATGGGTTTTTTCTCTATCAGTTTGGACTCCCAATGTGGACCAAGGATCAAGTAGGAAACATACAGAATTAAGAAAATGTACCACATTTTATAATATCGATAGAAAAAAAAATAAAAAAAATATTTTTTTCAAAACTTTTTTCTTTAAAAAGAAAGTGAAAAAAATATTTTTTTATTTTTTGTTTTTAAATTTCCAAAAAGTATGGTGTTACTTTATAAATTTATGTAGTGATTATATCTATTTCAAATCAATAGACGGAGTAGAACTCTAAAGTAACACCGTGTTTTTTGGAACTTTTTATGTAGAGAGTACACCAATTTCAGATCAAATGACGAGAATTTTGTAAAATTTTGAAAAGTAAAATAAAAAAAAATATTTTTTTCACTTTCTTTTTAAAGAAAAAAGTTTTGAAAAAAATATTTTTTTATTTTTTAAATTTTATCAGAATTAAAGATTTACCACCAACCATGTATAGATGAACACAATGTTAGCACGAGCGCTCAAAACCGCCGTCCCGGGACACACGGGCGTTGTCGTCGGAAGCAGAGAAGACATGATTCAAAGAACCGTGAGACAGAGTAGAGTGAAACTCTCGACTAAATATGTTTGGGATCCGAATCACATGACGTACACGACGATACACTACCTACCGGACGGGTCGCTGTACAACGCCATGACTTTAAAGAATAAAATATCCAAATAATGTAAGGATGCTGACATGTGCGTCACTGAAGATACCTTCACCCGTGAAACAGAAACGTAAAACGTGGAAGTTCGCGGCTGAATTCCTATGGAAGAAGAATTTTGTAAAAAATCAATCCGAACTCGGTGTCTGGACTCGGGATCAATTAATAGAACTCGGACCAACCTTTGTAAAGTTAGGCCAAATTGTATCAACGCGCGCAGACCTTTACCCTGTAGAGTTTACGCGAGAGCTCGAATCTTTACAGGATAATGTACCTCCGATAGACGAGGTATGTGTAAAAGATGTTGTAAACACCAATAATATATTTTCCGAGTTTAATTACACACCGTTCAAGTCTGCGAGTATAGGTCAGGTGCACATGGCGCGCTTACTCGACGGCAGAGAGGTCGTGGTAAAAATAAAGAGACCCGCCATCTACGACATAATGAAAAATGATACAGATAACATAATCGACGTTGTTAATTTTTTAGAGCGGGTGGGCATAGATACCGGTGCGACCTCCGGTCAAGTCTTGCACGAATCGATAGAGTACCTTTTATCGGAATCCGACTATGAAAAAGAGATGCACAACGCCAAACGCATGCGAAAAGCGTTTAAAGATGTTAAATGGGTCAAAATACCCAAGGTATACGAATCGTTTTCGACGCACGACATGATAGTCATGGAGTACGTAAAGTCGGATAAACTCACCGAAATAACAGACGAAAATGTAAACTCAAAGAAAATCTGTGAAGCGTTGATCACATCGTACGTGATTCAAACCATGGAAAAGGGGCTTTTTCACGCGGATCCACACCCGGGAAATCTGGGATTTTCGGATAAGGGTAAACTCGTATTTTACGATTTCGGGCTCGTCATAGATATTTCGGATGAATTAAAAATGGGATTTCAAGAACTCTTTAAATTTATAATAAACCGAGACACAAAGGGCATAGTAGACACACTCATACGACTGAAGATCGTAGTTCCAACGACCACCGATACCGATGACATAGAGATATTCTTCAAAACAACGTTAAATTATCTCGAAACATTGGATGTGAATGCATTTAAAAATGATATATTGGATGACGAAATACTCATGTCTCTCGCGGATAAAAAACCATTCTTGATACCAACATCGTTCGTGTATCTCGCGAAGGCATTTTCTACCGTCGAAGGTACGTGTATAAAATTAGATGAAAATTTCAATTATTATGAATATTTAGAGCCCATGATAAAGGATCAATTCATAGAATCGTTCGACATACAAGAAGCGCTCTCCACGTCCATGGAAATGCCGTCGCGCATACGAAACATAAGTACAGCTGTTCTGGGTTTGGAGGAATCCAGAACATCTATGAAAAGGTCGTTAGAAAAGACGAGGAAAGAGATGCGATACACGCAATACAGTGTATTGACTGCGGTACTCGCTGGAAATATGATAGAGCACTTACCTATGTTTACGTTGTTATCCATCATGAGTGCATGGTTTGCATTTACTTCTTATAAAAATCGATAGACGTTTCTTCCTTCTTTGGTTTCTTTTCATCCATAAAGAAAGCTTTGTGACTTTCCAAAATCTCACGGGATCGAGTCTTCTCACCCTCCGCGATTTCGGAAAGACGCTCACGAATGGTCGCAAAATCATCCGCGCGCTGTTTCTTCATTTGTTTACCGTATTTTTTGAACTTTTTACGAATGGACGTGATATTCGCTGACGTGGAGGCCGCGATGACAAACATTTACTATTTCTTAAGATTTTTTTTGGGGTGCGATTACAAATTAATATTGAGACGTTTGAGTTTTTCCTCAAACTCTCTGCGCTCACCCGGTGATTCAATCTTTTCACCACCGGCGAGGGCTCTGATCTCCGGTCCGGTCAAGTGCATGGCATCAATTCTAAAGTCCTTGAATGCTTCCATGGTGACCGGGATGAGCGGTTGAACGAGTTCATAAATCGCGTTGGCGTATTCACGGATCTCCATCTGGGCGTGTTCATCCATGCGAAGGTGGAGATAATGCATGAGATTGTGAAGATTAATCTTCCAATAGAATTCCGTATAGGTCGACTGTGGGAG